ATAATCTATATGAAAATCAAATAGTAATTCCACATTTCTGTTGGCATGATAGAGCTAGGCCTGTTGGTATTAGAGTTAGAAACTTAGATGAAGATAAGGCTAAAAGTTTTGGCAAATATATTCCATTATGGTACGACAATAGGTGCTATAATCATAGATTAAGTCTTAATCTATATGGATTAAATGTAAATAAAAAATCTATCAAAAATTCCAAAAAAGTTATTGTATTTGAAGGTGAAAAATCGGTGTTACAAATGGCTACTATGTATAAAAATAATCCCTCTGTAGCTATATGTGGGAGTAATTTTAGTAGAGAGCAAAAAAAGATATTAATAGATTTAGGTATTGAAGAATTAATCATAGCTTTTGATAGACAATTTAAAGTTAAAGATGATGAAGAATATGTTATATGGAGAGATAAGATATATAAATTAGTTCAAGATATTAAAGATGTAGTGAATATAAGTGTAATATGGGATAAATATAATTTATTGGGCTACAAAGATAGTCCTAGCGATAAAGGAAAGACAATATTTGAAAAACTATTAAAAAACAGAATTAATATAGAGAACTTTGTTAAACAATAAAAAAGTAAAGAAATTAATTTTATGAGAAAATTTTTATTGTTTAGGGATTTATTAGCAGATGCTAAATAAAATATGTGTTTTAATATGAGTCAGAATAACAAATAGAGGAGAGATAAGATGAAAATAATGAGCATAAGTATAGATTTACTATTAAAGAATATGTGTATTTGTATTCTTGATAATGGACACATTCGAGAGTTATCCAATAGAGATATAATAGCTGATAAATTTATCTTTGAAATTTATAAAATTTTTAATAATCATAATTGCGATAAACTAGTGTTAGATACATCAGGAATTGGAATTGCCTATTATCAAGATTTAGAGAAATATATAGATAAAAATAAATTAATTGGTATTTACTTAACAGAAAAGAATAATTCTAATAAAATACTAATGAATTTCCTTAATGATGAGTCATTTTATAATCTAGGACTAGAGATTTGTGTGAAAAATAATGGAGGTAGAATATACCCAGATATGTCTAAATACGATGAAATAGAAAGGGGGATTATTGAGTGTATTATGTTAGCAAATTATTATAGTAACCCATCAATAGAAAGTGAGTAATATATTTTAATATGAATTGGAGGTAGGTTGCATGATAAATTTTTCAATAAAGGACGTACATATGGGAGATAGATTATATTGTATGAATAATATAGGAAATTATAAAAAAGGTGAAATTTATACAGTTAGTGATACTAGTTTTTTTCAACTCTTCCATAAGATTAAAGGAGAAAATTGCTTACCAATTGATTATTATTTTATACACTTACCAAAAAAAAGAAGAATTAGAAAGTAATCCTAAGTCAATGACTAAAGAAGAAATAGAAGATGAATTAGGATATAAAATTAAAATAACGTCTAAATAATAAAGTGAGGTGATATTACATTGAATATCTTCAATAAAAAATATGGTAGAAATGTAAAAATAACAGAGGCAGAACCTCCTTCTCCTCCTCCCAAACAACCAAACTTCGATATGGATAATATACAATATGATAAAGAAATGAAAAGAAAGCTATTAGAAATGGAAAAAATAAAAATAGACTCAGAAATGAAAAAAAATAGTGAAGAATGGATTTGGATTGAAGGATATAAGGGTACAGATAGAGATATGAAATGTAGAAACTTTCAGTATGAACTAAATAAAACTTATAGTGTTGAAGAAATACATAGAGGAAATATAAATATATATGACTATGGATTCCATTTGTGTTTAGATTTAAAAGATGTTTTCAGATGTTATAATTTAAATTTAAGTAATAGATTTTTCAAAGTAAAAGCCTTAGTTAGAAGAGAGGATAAATATAAGTATGAGATGAAAAAATCTTTTTCATCAACACGTCCAGGAGCAGAATGGAGCATAGGTGCTAAAGAAATAATATTTTTTAGAGAATTAACTTTTGAAGAATTAAAACAAGATATCCAAGACAAGTTTCCTAAAATAAACAATGAACTGGAATGGAATCTTATCAAAAAATTAGGTGTTTATAAATATTACAATAAAATATTTATAAATAAAATGAAAGAAATTGGTTATTCAGATATTTTTTCACAGGTTTTATTTGATGAATATCATCCATTAATAAATCCACATAGAACTATGAATATACTTGACAAGGCAATTGCATATTCAAAAGAAAATTTATCTAAAGATATGATAATATATTTGCTTATGAAAGATATAAGAAAGTAACATATAAAAAGAAGGGAGATAATGTGGACAAAATAAATAAGATAGATTTGATTAAGTTAAAAGAAATGAACATATATGATAATTATCAATTAAAAAAAATAGCAAGTAAAATGATATTACATCTAAGATATGAAATAATGGATTTTTGTGGTTGTGGTTCTCCTGATGATATATCTTTTATGATAAAAGGAGTATTGACTTCCATACAAAATAAAGAAAAAAATTGTAATTTAGAATACACAGAAAGATGTTACATATTTGAAATAGAATTTAATAATGTTTGTGGAATAATTGGTAGTAAAAATGATTTGATACAAGAATTTATATTAAATGCTTTAAATTCATATGGGTTATTAGAACATGGTAGTAGCATTTGGGGGTCATGGCTATCTGATTATGGTAAACAAATATTATGTGCTTTTGAAATAGTTGGTGACTGTATTTTAGATGTTAGCTATTTAGATTAAAAAGTTAGTTTTAATAGGAGGTGTTCTATGGATATATTAAAAATCAGTTACAACAATCTAAACGCTGTATCAAAAATATCTGATGTACTAAGGGATATTGTAAATGAGGATACTTTAATAGTATGTATAGGTAGTGATAGAGTTTTAGCTGACTCATTAGCTCCCATGATTGGAACTATAATGGAAAAATCTAATATTAAAAATAAAATATTTGGAGTACTAGGAGATTCAATAGATGCTTTAAATTTAGAACAAAAAATACAAGCAATAAAAAATAATTATACAAATTCAAATATAATAGCCATTGATGCTGGTATAAGTAAAATTTCAGATAAAGGAACAATTATAATTAGCAATAAACCTGTTAAACCAGGTTTAGGGGTAGATAAGAAATTACTAGAAGTTGGTGATTATTCAATAGTTGGGATTATAGGTAGAAATAAATATGATATATATGATACTTCAGACCCTGAACTTATACTTGATTTAGCTGATGTTATATCGAAATCTTTAATATCTATATTATTAGAAAAAGAAGAAAGGATGATTGTATGATACAGGAAGTCAGACAAGAAATACTATTAAAAAATGGTTTGATTTTATATACAGGTGATTTAGTAGAAATAAAATACAAATCAGATGAAGATGTAATAGAACATACTTGTAAAGGTAAAATTAAAGAAGCAAAAGAATTATTTATTAAATTAGATACAAGTAAGAAATATAAAACTTCTGAAAGAATGATTTATTCTTGGGAATTAAAAGAAATAAAAAAGGTGGATGATGAAGATGAAAAAGATAATTAATAGTAAATATAGAGCATTATATTTATTTATATTTTTTCTAATTTTCAATTTAATATATAGTTTATATTTTGGAAGGAATACGGAGATTGGATTTTATTCTAGTACATCTTGCATAGAAGAATATATACTGGATATTATAACCTCTATAGGACTATTTTTCTCAATGATGTTAGCTGGGTTTGATGTTACAGAAAACTTTATAAACAGTTTAAGGGATTATTGTGAAGAAGATGCAAAGTGAGGTGAATAAATTGGAATTAAAGGATTATATAAGTAAAGTAGAATTAAATGACATGCCACTAACTTTAGATAATCAGTACATGTTAAATGAAATAAGCATATCTGAATATGGTAAAATATTTGCTGTAAAAGACACATCAGGAAGAACATCTTATTATACTGAAATAGAATTTAATAAACTATTTAGAGGAATTAATAGCATCCTAGAGAATATTATCTAATATATATTTTTAAGGAACTGAGGGTTGAGAGCTATTAATTAATAGCTCTCTATTTTTTTGAAAGGGGAGAATCAATGGAAAAGGAACTATACAGCTTTAGTAAATTAAATGCATTTCACACATGTCCATTTCAGTACTATCTTACATATGTAAAAAATTTAAATCGAGAACAAAATTGTTATGGTTATTATGGCAATGAATTACATAGTTTACTAGAACAATTACAACAAAGAAAAATAACAAATCAAGAAGCTATTCAAAAATACAATGAAGTTATAGAATATGCAAATCTAATGGATTACAACTTTCCTACACCAAATTCAAGAATTAATTATTTAGAATGTATATTACATTATATAGAAAATTTTGTACCAATTGAATGTGATAGATACTATATAGAAGAATATTTTGAGTTTGATATTAATGGAATTACAATGAGGGGATACATAGATTTATATTATATAATAGGTAATAAAATTTATGTTATAGATTACAAATCAAGTAGTAAATTTTCTAAAAAAGACCTACCTAAAAAATCAATGCAACTTATCTTATATGCAATGTATCTTAAAGAAAAATATCCAGATAAATCAATTAAATATGTAGCTTTCGATATGTGCAAGTATATGAAGAATGAAAAAGGGGTGTTAGTTGAAAGAAATAAGATTGATAATATAAACAATTATGAAAGAGCTATAGTAAAAATTAAATATACTAAAGAACTAGAGAAACAATTAATTGATTTTGTTGTTGATACAGTTACTCAAATAAAACAGTTAGATTCCAACGATGAGAGCGTTTGGTGCAAAAGTGATGACAAAAGTAATCAGTTTTTTTGTAAAACTCTATGTTCTCATTACAGGGTAAATTGTAAGATATGAGTCAGTTCTAATTTAAAAAGTTTATAAGAGGTGATAACTTGCTTAAAACAACCAGATATGAGTTATACAATGATGAATGTTTAAAAATAATGGATACATTAATTGAAAAAAATGTAAAAGTAGATGCAATAATTGCTGATATACCACAGGGGATAACTAAAAATAATTGGGATAAACCTTTAGCATTTAATGCTATGTGGGATAGATTATATAAATTAAGAAGGAATAAAAATACTCCAATTATACTATTTACCAATCAACCATTTACATCTAAATTAATATGCAGTAATGATAAGCACTTCAAAATAATGAAATATTGGGAAAAAGACAGACCAAGTGGTTTTTTAAATGCTAAAAGAATGCCTTTAAAAAATGTTGAAGAGATAGCAATATTTTATGAAAAACCACCAGTATATAACCCACAAATGATAGTTGGAAAGCCTAGTCACAGTATAGGTAAGGTTAATGGAGAAAGTAAATGTAAAAACAATAACAATTATGGCAATTTTGCAAGAGTTGAGAGAGAAGGGAACTTAAAATATCCTAAACAAATCCTAAAATATTCTAGACCTCACCCACCAATACATCCAACCGAAAAACCTGTACCACTTTTAAAAGATTTAATAATGACATATTCAAATGAGGGAGATGTAATTTTAGATTTTACTGCTGGTGTAATTTCAACAGGAGTAGCAGCATTAGAAACAAATAGAAGGTTTATTGGAATAGAATTAAACGAAGAAAGTTTTAATAAGGGGGTAAAAAGGATGAGAAATACAGAAAGTTTAATAATGAAAGGTTGCAAACATAAGGAAAACAAGAGTTTTAGAAAATCAAAATCACAATAAAATTTGAATTTTAATAAGATTGGAGAGTGATGAGTATTAAATTTCAACCTGTAATAAAATGGAGTGGAAGTAAAAGAAGTCAATCTGAAGAAATAGTAAACAAATTTCCTGATATAATTGACACCTATTATGAACCATTTATAGGTGGAGGAAGTGTGATGTTTCAATTATTAAATAGCAATAAAAAAGTAAAAAGATATATATGTAGTGATATAAATGAGGATTTAATTTCTTTATGGAACGCAATTAAATCAGATACCGAATCATTATGCTTAAAATATGAAAAGCTGTGGAATGAATTAAATAAAGATGAAGATATAGAAAGAAAGAAAAAGTATTATTATTCAATAAGAAATAGTTATAATAGTACAAGAAAACCAGAATTATTCTTATTTTTAAGTAGAACATGTGTAAATGGGCTAATTAGATATAACTCCAAAAATGAATTTAATACATCTCTTCATTTTTCTAGGAATGGTATAAATCCAAAAAAATTAAAAGAAATAATATATCAATGGTCAAAGATTTTAAATGATAAAAACGTTGTATTTTTAAAACAAAGTTACGAAAAAGTATATCCTAAAAGTAATGATTTTATATATTTAGACCCACCCTATGCAAATACAAAAGGAATGTATCAAGGAACTATAGATTATGAGTATTTTTGGGATTGGATTAGAACTTTAGAATGTAAATTAGCGTTGAGTTTTGATGGAAAGCTTGGAAATAAAGATAAAACATATGATGTACCAAAAGATATATATAAAATTCATAATTATCTTTATAGTGGAATAAGTGTTTTTAAAAAAATAAAACAAAAACAGGAGCCTGTG